GTTCTGCCGGTGGTGCAATGAACAGCGACCTCGATGCGATGGAAGTTAACTTCCTCTCTGAAAGAGCGGTATGTACTTTAGGAGCAAACAACTTCGTGTTGTTCAACGACTAAGAGTTATCATTAATATAGGAGGGTGTCTAAAAGCACCCTCCTTAATTTTATTATATCATATCAAATGAAAAAACAACAAGTTCCTGTTGACAGGACATACAAGCTGTTAAGAAATGCAGCGCCCCTGTCGTTCATGCTTCCTGCTAGAAGCACAAGAAAAAATCCATTGCTTTGGTTTGACGAAGAGAATGGAGTCAATCGCCAACTTAGATACGCTGTAAATCAGAAATCTCCGTTTGAAGACGAGCAAGATGATAACGCTATCATTGAGCCTATCGTTTTTGAAAACGGATTTTTGTCTGTGCCGAAAAACAACCCTGTACTTCAGAAGTTTCTCTTTCATCACCCGATGAATGGAAAGGCTTTCGTCGAAGTAGACAGAGAGAAGGATGCTCAGTCCGTATTGGAGAACATGGAGATTGAAGTAGACGCTTTATTGGAGGCTAAGTCTTTAGGCGTAGATCAGATGGAAACAGTCGCTAGAGTTTTATTTGGAAAAAATACTGCTCTGATGACGACATCTGAATTAAAAAGAGATATCTTTGTATACGCTAGAAGAAATCCTAAGGAATTTTTGGCCGTGTTGTCAGATCCTGAGCTAAAGCTTCATTCGAAGATTCAAAGATTCTTTGATGAAAAGCTCTTAGTTTATAAGAACGGAAAGAAAGATGTGTTCTTTAACACAGCGTCAGTAAAGAAAAAGATGGTTACCATACCATTTGATGCTGATCCAACATCTATCATTATCTCGTATCTTAAGTCAGAGGATGGCATGGATTCATTGAAGATGCTAGAGTCCAACCTATCGATGGGTGGAGAATAATAAGTTTTGGTTTTGGGTTTTTCATTGTGTGTATTTGAGTGTGTTTAGTGATCATCAAAAAGAGGAGGGAGCAATCTCTCCTTTTTTATTATCTTTGTTGTAAATTAACAAGATGATTAATTCTGTAAGAAATACCGTACTTTCTATACTCAATAAGAACAACTACGGGTACATATCCCCGTCAGATTTTAATCTATACGCGAAGCAAGCTCAGTTAGAAATATTTGACGATTACTTTAATCAGTACAACAAGACCATAAATCTTGAGAACGCTAGAAGATCAGGCACGGGATACGGAAACAAATTAAAAACCATCGAGGAAATGATAGATACATTCTCTCGATTTGATCCGCTTACTCAGGTGACTCCGTCTACCAACGAGTATTTTCTTCCTAGCCCAACAACAACAGGATTCGACTACTACAATATCATAACGGTAACCTGCTACGATATTACAGGTAATCTGTTAGGGGAAGCAGAGAAGGTTACGCACAACGCAATCAATATGTTGAACTCGTCTATGCTTACATCTCCATCTACTATGTTCCCTGCTTATACGCAGGCAGGAGATAAGATAACGGTTTACCCTGATTCGATCAACGGGGCCGCGTCTGTTAAAGCAACGTACATAAGATACCCTAAGGATCCGAAGTGGACGTATGTGTCGATAGGTGGCGGGGAACCTGTGTTCGATCAGAGTCAGCTAGACTATCAGGACTTTGAATTTCCGATAGAGGAAGAGACCAATTTGATAATCAAGATTCTTCAGTACGCGGGCCTATCTATAAGAGAGGCTCAAGTTGTTACCTACGCAAGTACAGAGGAAGTAAAACAGCAACAACAATAAGATGGCATACCTATCTCAGTATCAGTACTACGACAATAGTGGAAACTCTCCTCAAGAAGCTAATTGGGGAAGTTATCAGTATGTATCGCTGAAAGATATCGTCAACAACTTTCTCTTAATGAATACCGGCAACCACTCCCTTATCAATAATGAGGAGCGGTATAAGGTTTTGTTCCATGCCAAGCGAGCTATACAGGAGCTTAACTACGATGCGTTCAAAGAGATAAAGGCTTTAGAATTGAACGTATGCGATAAACTTCGATTTGTTCTTCCTAGCGACTATGTGAATTGGGTTCGTATATCTCTTTACAAGGATGGCGTACTGAGACCTCTCACGGAAAACATACAGGCCATGACAGCCAACGCTTACCTTCAGGACAACAATTGCAATATATTGTTTGACGAGCAGGGAAACATATTGGAGCCGGAGAATTCTCATTTGGATTACGACAGAATCAAGAACAGAACAAGAAGCATATACCTAAATCAAGGGAGTCAGTTTCATGGTTGGGAAGGATACAATGTAGACGGCAATTGGTTCTTCGACTATCAAATAGGAAGTGCATATGGCTTGAATACAGAGACAGCCAACTTCAATCCGACATTCTCTATCGATAAAAAGAAAGGGGTTATAAACTTCAGCTCTGATATGTCAGGCGAGATATGCTTGCTTGAGTACATATCCGACGGAATGGAAGGAGGAGACAACTCGTTGATATCTGTCAACAAACTGTTTGAGGCTTATGTATATGCGTACATCAAGTACGAGATACTAAAAGACAAGCTAGGCGTCCAAGAGTATGTGGTCAACAGAATGAGAAAGGAGAAGCTCGCTCTTTGGAGAAATGCCAAAATAAGAATAAGTAATTTACATCCCGGAAGATTGCTGATGAACATGAGGGGTGCTAATAAGTGGATAAAGTAATATGGCGAACATAAGTAGAAACTTCACTAAAGGTAGAATGAATAAGTCTTTAGACGATAGGCTTATTCCTGATGGTGAATACATCGATGCTTTGAATATCAGATTGGGTTCTTCTGAACTATCTGATATTGGCGCTATTGAAAACACTAAGGGTAACTCCTTAATAGCACAGCTATCTTATCAGGACACTCCCTTGAGTTCGCAAGCAAAATGCATCAAGGCATTTGCTGATACGACTAGAGATTCTATCTATTGGTTTGTACACGATCCGAACTTTCCAATAGGAGATACAGGGAAGCTAGACCTTATCGTTTCTTTTAACGAGAAGTCGAATGTTCTGACCTATCATGTGATATCTATGGATGATGGCTCAGGAGTCAATACGGTCTTAAATTTCAATCCAACCTACCTCGTCAATGGTGTAAGCCTTATTGACGATTTGCTGTTCTTTACGGACGCTTATAATCAGCCGAGAAAAATAAATGTAACAAGATCATATCCAAGCCCTGAAGCAAACATTGATCAGATAACAGAAGAGGATCTGTTGGTTATAAGAAAACCACCTATAGATCCACCGGCACTGAGGTTATTGAATACAGACAATAGTGACAACTTCTTGAGAGATAGGTTTATATGCTTTGCATACAGGTACAGATACGACGATAACGAATACTCTGCAACATCTGAGTTTAGCGCTCCTGCGTTTCAACCTAACTTTTTTAGTTTTGATCCTTCTAGCTATCTAAACACGGGTATGCTAAACGCGATCAACGCTGTTGAGCTTTCATATAATTCGGGAAGCAGATTGGTAAGAGGGATAGATCTGCTGTTTAAAGAGGCAGACTCTCCGATCATTAAGATAATCGACAGTATCAATAAAGAAGAGCTAGGACTAAACGATGATGATATCTATACATATGTCTTCGACAACAGTAAGATATACACCTTACTTCCTGACTCAGAGATACTTAGAATATATGACAATGTTCCTGTAAAGGCTGTTGCTCAAACCATATTGGGCAATAGATTAATGTATAGCAACTACACAGAAGGATATGATCTGTTGGACTTATCGGGTAATCCTGTAAAACTGAATTACTATACAGAACTCGTGGAAGATTCAATTGGCATATTTGCCCTTTCGTCTAGTCTTTCTTCAGGGAACTATTTGATAAACGGAGCCTTGTCTGTTCCTGATTCTGTATTTTATATTGACCTTACAGGTGTAGAGCTTTCTGTTAACTCTTCTATATACATCACGATAAGATATGAGCATCACTCTTTTTCGGGAGACTTGCCATATCCAACTCCGCCAACAGCAGATTCTATATCTCCGGTTTCTTTTGCTTTTTTCCTTACGGAGTCTTACGCTTCTGTTTATGATTTAGCAAACAGTAATCAGTTTAAGGAAAAGATAGGAACGATCTTGAATATTCAGCCGATGTCTACATCGTGCGACGGGAATACGTTTACTGATCTATTCAACTGTAGTGTTCCGTCTACGTTAAGCCCTCTTGTAAAGTTTGATAGCGGCATACAAACACCGGGGCAAGAGATTACAATTATCTCATCTCCGTCTAGTAGTCAGATAGGTTTTCAAATACCTGCTGCTGTTTTCGTGGACAACGCCACAACTCCAACGCAATACGTTTACGAGTACTACTCTGTGAGTGAAGTGTTTGCGGCTATAAAAAACGCTCCGTCGTTAGCAAGTCTTCACAGCAATAGAGGGTATGAAACATTTATAGTTTATATCGATGAGTACGGAAGACAATCCTCTCCGCTGTCTAGTCAGTATAATACCGTTAATGTTCCTTGTAAAAACTCAATCAATAAGAACAGTATAAAGGTAACGATACCGACCACGCAGCAAGCGCCTTATTGGGCGAAGAGATATAAGTTCGCTATCAAGAGCGATAGAGACACTTACGAGACCATATATAGTAACACGTTCTTTACTGATCCTAACAATCAGTACGCATACTTTTTGCTTGAGGGAGAGAACGCTAGAAAGGTTCAAGAAGGTGATGAGCTTTTAGTTAAGGCAGATGCCAATGGCGCTATACGATCTTGCGTAAGTACAACTGTTTTATCTAAGGAATCACAGCCCGAGAATTTTATATCCATTCCCGGAACGTATGTGCCTAAAGGCGTGTACATTAAAGTGAAGCCTGAAGGTTTCTCAGCAATAAGAACCACAGAAAGCTCTTACGATCCCGGTGGTATCACAGCTCAAAACACAGCCATTTATGGATATCCCATAGTGCAATACCCTTGTAACATTTATAATGTAACAACTCAGTCTTATGTTGACTATGAGATTGCACAGGGCAGCACGGTTGTGATTAAATTTAGAATGACAAACAACGGGCCGCTTCAGACGTTTGATGTTTCTCAGCCCGGATATGGAGACGCTTACTTTTATGAGTTTAGCAAAACATACATATCAGGAGGAAACTATGCCTCTGTAAAAGAATGGTGGGACGGAGATGGTATACAATACACTTTAAATACAGGTATCGTGTTCCCGTCACAGCCGTGTCCAACATTTAATTTTTCATACGATAGCACATTGGGTTCGGTAACAGGATCTCCATGTGCTTTTAACTTTAGATTTGATAGACTTTTAGATAATAGATTAGTTCTTAACATATCCGGGTATGAAGACACATACGGATATATAGGTTGTTCCTTTATGACATTCTCTCTTGTTACAACATCAGCAAGAGAAAGTATCATATTCGAAACAAAGCCTATTGATTCTCAGCCCGGTATTGTTTACCTATCGAGCGAATCGTTTGGAATAGACGCATCAGGAAACCATTACGGTAATGTTCAGAATCAGAACATATCGCTAGGACTTCCTGCGATTATCAATACGGACTTCTTCAACTGTTATTCGTTTGGTAACGGGGCTGAGAGCTACAAGATAAAAGACTCTGCTGTTGGAAAGCAGTTCAATATAGGCAACAGAGTTTCTGTAATAACCATTCAGGACTACAGACAGATAAACAGATTTGCTGACATCACATACAGTGGCGTGTTCAACAATGAATCAGGTGTAAACAAGCTCAACGAATTCAATCTAGGGCTTTTAAACTACA